TTTGCTGAGATAGCTAAAGCGATGGGCTGCTCATCACGCACGTGTGGCAGGAAGTTTGCTAAAGCGATGCAGCAGATACGAGAGGAAAGCGAATGAAGTCCCAGTACAAACGCAGGATGTCGAAGACACTGAAAGAGGTGATGGAGAACGCTCTATCTGAGCCAGCAACGGATCAGCTGTCTGTGTTAGAGGAACTGGCTCTTGCTCGTGAGAGTATAGGCCCCATCATTCAGATATTCGATGCCGCAAGACAGAGTAACAAAGTTGAGGTAGAGATGCAGTGCGGAGCGCTGATGCGTGAGGCTCTGTCAGAGGTAGTGAAGATTGCAGAGAGCGCAGCAAGAATAGCAAACGCAGGGAAAGATGCGCCCATGCAAGCAGTGCAAGTTGTGGTCAATCAGATCACGCGTGCAGCTTGCGGCGTTCTTGGCGATGACGTAGCCAAAGCGCGTGAGATGGAGGAAGCGATCCGTGTCGCTGTAGCGCTCCCAGGACTTCATACGGGCACAGACTTGTTACCTTCGGACGTTACGGCTACTGTCGAAGACATGGATGCTACAATCCCTGCGTTGCCATCAGAAGAAGACATAGAGGAATGGCGGAATGAATAGCACGTATGATCTTAACTGGCCCAAGCTCAAGTACCATCCACTGCAGAGCAAGCTGTGGAGGACAAAGAGCCAGTACGCTGCAGCAGCCTGCGGCCGTGGCAGTGGTAAGACGGAGCTTGCACGGCGCCGCATCGTGCGCTATCTTGCAGTGAAGAAGCCATGGCCCAATCCTCTGTATTACTATGGGCTGCCGACGTATCCGCAAGCCAGACGCGTGGCGTGGCCAGAGCTACTCCGTCTCATCCCGGCATCGTGGATCACTGATGTCAACCGCAGTGAAATGAAGGTGACGACTATCTTTGGTTCGACGCTGTATGTTGGCGGTTTGGACAAGCCACAGCGCGTGGAAGGCTTGCAGTGGGATGGAGTAGTAGTGGATGAAGCCAGTGACCAGCGGCCGGGCGTGTTCGACTTGAGCTTTAGGCCCGCGCTTACGCATAGGCGCGGATGGTTCTGGCTCATTGGGGTGCCGAAGCGAATGGGCATCGGTGCCAAGTCGTTCAAAGAGTTTTACAGCCGTGATGACGTTGACTCGTACACATGGCCAAGCAGCGACATCCTACCCGCTGACGTCATTCTCGACGCCAAGCGCAACATGGATCCACGGTCGTATGCTGAGCAGTTTGAAGCTGACTGGGTTTCAGCAGGCGGGTCCATTCACTATGCGTTTGACTCTGTACTTAACGTGTCGAATGCTGTGCAGTATGATCCCACGTCACCGCTTATCATCGGCAGCGACTTCAATGTGGATCCAATGAGTTGGGTGGTGTGCCAGGTTCGGACGTCAGAGACAGGGAAGGGGTGTTCTACGGCGATGCGTCAGGCAGAGCTAGAAGGTCAAGCGCCGTACAAAGCGATTACATTATCATCAAGAATGACAAGCGGTTCAACAGCCGCATCAATTACCCGAAAGCCAACCCGTTACAAGCTGACAGATTCGCTAGTGTCAATGCAATGCTTAAGACCGTGGACGATGAGCGCCGGCTGTTCGTCAATCCAAGATGCAAGACACTGATAAGCGAGCTTGAGCACCGCGCTTACAAAGAAGGCACGCGAGAGCCGAATGACGCAGGGAATATCGGACACGTCACTGATGCTCTAGGCTATGTGGTACATCGGATGTTCCCGATTCGTTTGCACCTGCCACAAACTGTCAGTCGTATGCACTTTTCTTCTGGTATGTGACCGTTAAAGTCACCCAAATGGTATAGTATAATAGAGGACCAAACACATGCCAGAAAAAACATCGAAACAGCTCGTCAAAGCGTCTATTGGGTGGGACGGCACGCTCCAGTATGAGCAGTCGTATTCTGCCATTCGCAATGCGCGTGAAGACCCAACTATCTCACTAGCACGACAGCTTTCATTGGCTCCGTTGCTGATGGCCAAGTGGTCGTATGAGAGCGATGAAGAAGACGCAGACGAGAAGATCGCTTTCATCCGTTCTCAGATGGATGCGCTTCGGCCTGATCTCTTACGCACTGCCCTCTTCGGTTGCTGTGACTTTGGCTGGCAGCCGTATGAGAAGATCTTTGGCATCGATGAAGAGAACAGCCACATCATACTGAAGAAGCTAAAGCCTTTGCTTCATGACATCACCAAGATTATTGTTGACCCGAAAAGCGGTGCGTTCATTGGCTTAAAGAATGGCGCTGATTCAATTGATTCAGTGTTGCTTAGCCTGTCGGAGTCCCTGGTTTTGAACTGGGACGTTGAAGGCACGAACTGGTATGGACACGGCGTCGGTGTCAATGCCTTGAAGGTTCAGGGCAAGTGGGAAACAGTCGAGTCTGCAGCCAATAGATTCGATAAGAAAGTGGCGGGAGCGCAGTGGGTGGTACAGTATCCGCCTGGCTCATCAGAGATCGAAGGCCGTGCAGTAGACAACTTCGACTTGGCAAGTAAGTTGCTTACAAGTCTTGAGGCAAGCGGAGGTATTGTCATGCCTCGGCAAGCAGCGGATGAAGTTGACTCATTAGACGCCGACACACCGCAGTCTTGGTCGATTGAGCTCAAAGGATTCACGGGCTCAACAAAGGGATCATTCATTGAGCGGCAGCGGTATCTTGACGCTTTGAAGGTGAGAGCGTATGGCTTGCCAGAAAGAGCAGTGCTGCAGGGCGAGTTCGGCACCAAAGCGGATGCGGAAGCTCATGCTGACTTCGCCATCGTGAATATGGAGCTGCGGCACGAGCTTATGGTGCAGCAAGTGAATAAGCACGTGGTCAACCAGCTGCTGGTCCTCAACTTTGGGCATGGATCCAAAGGCGCAGTGCGTATCGTGCCTACACCGATTACAGATGCCACGCTACAGCTCCTACGCAAGATGTACGTGGCAATACTATCGAATCCTACGGGCTTCTTACAAGAGCTTGACAACCTCGACATGGCAGCCCTACGAGATAAGCTTGCGATTCCATCGGTCAACGAAGACCGAAGACAAGAACCTCTTTAATTCTTCCCCAAGGAGTAACGAATGAGCATTCAGCAATCAGGCACTCAAGACAACTTAGCAAGCGTTCTTCAGTATATGCTGTGTCTTGACGACGGCATAGACAGCCTCTTATTATCATTTGCTTCCCACTCTTTTGAGCAGGCGAAAGACACCGCATGTGAGATGGCAGTCGACTCTTGGGAGCCCGATAGCGACAGCGAAGAACCGAAGGCGATCTGCACGCTGTATCGTCAAGATGAAGCAGCCACAAAACAGTCAAGCCCGGTTGAGGTGTTCATTAAGGTGCACCATTTCATTCTCACAGCCGACGACCTTGAGCCAAAGGACAGCTTCCTGGGTTTCGGCAGTGACATTGACGACCAAAACGCTGAAGACGAAGATGAAGAAGATTACAGTGACTATTCTGACGATGACTAGGCGAGCATTGTCTCTCAGCTAGGGCCGGTGAAATAAGTAATGACTCAATGAAAGATGAACAGATGAACATAGGCGCGAAGGTCTCCGTTGGTTTACTTGCACTCATGCTTACACTTACCGGATGGGCGTTGTACGCCTCACAATGCGCGAGTGCGAAAGCAGACAGCGTGCGGCATGACCTTGACGTCTTAAGAGCTACTGGTTCGCTCATTAACCGCCGGGCGGACGAGAAGCTTGATGAAATCACTAGGCGGTTGGAGCGAATTGAGCAGAAGCTGAACACTAACTGATTGCAGTTGGCGGCCAAGCTCATCACCCAAGAGGAGATTATTATGCGAGACAAGGTTTATGGAGTGACAGCGAAGGTTTGCATGCTTGTCATGTGCGCCATCGCGATGTGCGCGGTTTACGCCGCGTGTGACAAGAGCTCGGAAGCGCAAGCGGCTCAACCGGTTGTTGCTGGCGTAACGCCCTCGGACATCGCGGCGATGGCACAGCCGGGCGACAAGCAACTTGGTGAGACAGCGCGTCGTGGTCTTAGCCGCAAGCAGCGGAAAGAACTAGGCTTAACCTTCCGCAACACGCTTAAGCAGATTCGGAAGGCTAAGCGAGAAGGCGTCCCACGAGCAGAATGGTCCGTGTATGTTATGCAGCAGATCCCAGCAGACAAACTGAAGGCTGCAAACGCTGACATCGATGACACCATCAGCTTTATCGAACGTCTCATTGAGCTCATCATCAAACTTATGGCGATCTTCGCAGATAACGGGATGCCGATGCATCCAGTGGCAGTGGTGTCACCTGCAGTAATGCCAGCGCCGTCTCCAGCGGCGTTACACCCTTTCGTGAACGCCTGCGGGTAAGTTTGGTCGCCCCACGCAATGTCCGCCCTGGAGAGTTGGTGGACATTGCGGTTAGGGGTCTTCCTGCAGGCTCGATTATGGACACGAGCAATGAGTTCGTGTTAGATTATGCAGACCGAGACGGAGTGCGTTGTCGAAGCAACTATGACTGGCTGACACGTGTTCCGTATGTTACGTTTATGGCACGCAAGCCGGGAGTCTACTATGTATGGCTAACTGGCAGCGTGAAAGGCCAGTTCTTTTATGCCAAGTGCATGGTGTTCGTTGGCAAAGCGCCAGGCCCTGAACCTGTACCGCCGCCAGTGCCGCCAGTCCCTGTAAACCCTACAGTGGCGGTGGTGATCCGGGAGTCAGCGGACCAGACACCGCAGCTGGGCGGATTGCTGATGAAAGTGCGGAAGTTGGAAGGCGTGCGGGTATTCGTGATCGACCCGGACCAAGCCAAGAACAGCCCACTCCAAGCGTATGTGAAACGTGCGAAGAGCCTGACGCTCCCAGCACTAATACTGGATACCGACCTAGACGCTTCTTCCGTCGTTTGGGAAGGTGAACTGCCCGGAAGTATTGACCTTATCAAGGAGAAGTTATGAAACGCTGTGTGAACATAACGCAGGATCCTCGAGGTCTTCAGCTTCGAGGTTGTAAGCCGACCTCAGGAACTTTCTGTGGCAGACGTTTTGAAGACAACTTTGATGTTATCCCAAAACGCGACTGGAAGAAGATCATCACAGAGATTGGCCCGTCCTGCCAGTGTGATGTATCACGTATCAAAGACCAAGGCAGTGAAGGCTCGTGTGCGTCGAACGCAACAGCACAAGCTTTTGAGATCGCTTGGGTCCAAGCACAAGGACACCAGAACTGGTTAGAGATGTCGCCCATGAGCATCTACCGCAATGTGGCCAGAACGGCGCAAGGCGGAAGCACTCTGGACGATAACTTAACCCAGGTTAGTCAAGTAGGCGTCTTGCCAGGTCCAAGTAGAGAGAATGAAGCTTTGCTTAAGGCTCATGGCTATGACGCGACGATGACGCATCCGTTAACTGGGTTCCGATCCCGGTTCAAAGACGGATGGAAACGTGCAGCAAAGCTGTTCCTTGGATTGGAGTGGTTTAAGTTGCGAACTTTTGAGGAAATGGCCACGGCTCTCCTAAGTCCTTACCCCGTTGTGTATGGACGGTCTGGTCATGCAATCTGTGGCGTGGCGCTTGTGCTTCGTGAAGGCGAAATCTGTGTCAAGTATGCTAACTCTTGGACGCCCAGTTGGGGCGATTCAGGTTATGGCTATGATACAGAGAGATGGCTTCGCCGAAGATATGAGAGCTACGGTGCCTTTGCGTTGCGAGCAACTACTTTGTTCCATACGCTTAGTTGAGGTTCTTATGGACAAGCTGAAAGGCAAGCGTACATACGCAGTGGTGATCTTCGCCCTTGTGTATGCAGTAGCAAAGATGCTGATGGTGGCGTACATTCCGCCTGAGCATCGTGAAGTGGCCATCTCAACTCCACAACTGGAGAGTGACCAGTGGCTTATGCAACTGCAGACGACGTGAAGATGACCTTTGGTCGTCTGAATGTAGAGAAATGGGCGGACGCGGATAACGATGGAAACCAGTCCATCATAAATGCGCGGATCGACTGGGCTCTACTGCAAGCAGAAGCACGCATCGATGGTAGGCTGAAGGGTTCCCAGTATGAGATCCCGTTTAACCCAGTGCCTACGGTCATTAACGATCTGTGCGCCCGCTTAGCCGCCATTATTTTATGGGAGCTACGCGGTATCACTGACAGTGATCTTGAGATGGATGCAATGACAGGGCATCGAAAGTATTGAAGTATTGTAACAAGATGCTCCGACAGATAATCAGTGGGCAGGTTGTGCTCAATACACCACAGAAGTATAAGACAATTCCGGGCATCGTGTAATGAGCAAAACACCCTCACAACGAGCTGCGCTTTTAAGACGCGTGGACAATGATACTGTGAAGTCGGTTAGTAAAGGCCTCAGTGAGGCACAGGCCAACTTCGACCGTACACTGTCCCGCGTCTTAAACTGACGCGAGCGTCGTGGCTAACTTGTACGGAGCTAAGCGGTCTTGGATGTTGTTACCTAAGCCAGAGTTCAAGGCCAGCGTATATGATGACACGCTTCAAGTGCTGGCAAGGCTACTACACGCCGACCTGGCACAGCTAAAGCAAATGTACGGCGATATAGCTATTGACGCAGTGACAAGCGCTACAGCCGTGGTACAGTCACGCGTACAGCGTACTATCGTCGAACTTATCACGTCAGGCGCACACGTTGCTGAAGGCGTTGAAACTCTCACGCGCGTCGTGAATGCGTCATTCCCGCTAGAGACGATCTTTCGGACGCAGACGCAGATGGCGTATGGAGCGGGCCGATGGCAAGCCGACCAACACCCGTACATTCAAGAGATGCTGTGGGGCTACGAGTACAATACAGTTGGCGATGATAGAGTGAGAGCGGACCATGCGGCAATGGACGGAGTAAAGAGAAAGAAAGATGACCCGTTCTGGGAAGAGTGGTGGCCGCCTAACGGGTACAACTGTCGATGCATCGCTTTGCCTCTTTACGTGGGCGAAGGCGAGCGTCAAACGAAGGTGTAGTAATAGAGGGAATCACTCATGAACAACTTAAACAACTTGTACATCTCCTTGGGGAAGGACGAGGTGTGGCAGACGTGCATGAGTGACTCTCAGCCGTCTGCCACGCTTTTTGAGAAAGAGATCATTCGTGTCGGGACTTACATGACCGGCAAGAATAAGCCGTTCACAGTAACGCAGGATGACTTGCACTACTGGGCGGTGACGTTTGACGCAATGTCTTCGGCAGGCATCGAGATCCCTGTCCCAGAAGAGCACAACTTTAATCCAAGCGACCGCCGCGGGCAAGTGGTTGCCATGTCAGTTAAAGGCAAGTCGCTCTTCGCGAAGATTAAGTTCAACGATGAAGAGACTGCAAAGAAGATGATACACTCTCAAGTTAGTGTGTACATCCCAAAAGAGTTCAAAGCCGGCAATGGCAAGAACTACCGCAAACCTATTTTACATGTGGCCATTACCGATTACCCAGTGGTGGCTAACCTTGACAAGTTTGAAGCCATAGCTGCTTCCTTAATGGAGAACACTCCTATGCTACGCGACATCGCAAAGGCTCTTGGCATTGATCCTGGCTCTCTCAACGACGAAGATCTTCAGAAGAAGATTATCGCAAAGATTCAGAGCAATGCCGCTGCTGCCAAGACGCCGACTACAGCTGCACCGGCTGCCGCCTCGACCCTTCCGCTTCCACGGCCCGCTCTTGGGGCGGCAGCTGCAGCTAATACGCCTCCGGCTCCAGCGCCCACAGCTTTGAGTCTTGAAGCCGACAAGAAAGCGCCGATGCCGCAAGAGTTTGAGCCGCCTGAGTGGTTCCTCTCCACATGCCGTGACAACCGTCAAATGACGATCGGCAGTTTGTTTTCTTCGGGCCGCATCACCGCGGACGTGAAGAAAGGAATGGAAGAGCAGTTCTTGTCCGTCGAAGCAATCAAGGCCGCAGCCAAAGGCGACAACTCTGACGGGTTTGCCGCGTCGGTCGAGCTCTTCAAAAAGAATGAGCCAGTAGTGTCGTTTAACGAGATCTCCGGCGGCCAAACTTTGGCTGACACACTGCAAGGCACACAGCTGAGTGAGAACCCGCTGGTGCAAGATGCCAAGCAGATGGCTAAGTCCTTCGGTAAGTAACGCTCACGGGCGTCATCGCGGCACTACCTATTCATCTACAAAACATACACTTTCATAAGTGAGACAAAGACATGGCAATGGAAACACGCAAACC